AACATGGTGGAAAACATTATTTTTATGTAGCACCTGCTCATGCAAGTGTATCAAGTTTAGTAGCAAGATTTGTAATTGATTCTAACTCTAGAATCTCACTATCTAATAATGATAGTGGTACTTCAAATACAATTTTTGGAAAATTGGCAGGTAACGCATTAGCAAGTGGGGGGGAAAATAATATTGTTATTGGAGAAAATGCTTTATATTTAGCTGATACTGCTGATGAAAATATAGTAATTGGAAATTACGCTCTTGATAATTTAAGAGGTTATGGGGGTACTACTCGAAATGTAGTAATTGGTCATAATGCTCTTGGTGCCTGTACAGAAGATGCTTATAATGTTGCAATCGGTTATAATGCTTTGACTGCTCAATATAGAAGAAATAATGGTGCATTAAACGCTACACATAATACAGCAGTTGGATATTTATCAGGAGATGTAATTGCTACTAATGCTGGTGGTGATGCAGCTGGAAGATATAATACTCTGATTGGTTCAACAACAGACCCTTCTGATGCAAATGGTTCTAATCAATCAGTTATAGGATATAATGCAACTGGGGTAGCAGATAACTCAGTAACATTAGGTAATGCAGATGTAACAAGCGTTCATATGTCTCAAGATTCTCAAGCCTATGTACACGCTCAAAATGTACCTAACCATGTAGCAAATACAATGTCATCTCCATATTATAGATTTGATGGTACGGATGATATAATAACTATAGCAGATAATGACAATTTAACTTTTACAAATGGTTTTACTTTTTCAGCTTGGGTATATATTGAGAAAAAAGAATATTTTCCTATTTTAACAAAAGGGAAATACAACTCTAACTGGGAACATACTTTAAGAACAAGTGGTGATGGAAAAATAGAAATGTTTGTAGCAAATGGCTCTACTGGTTTTTATACAATAACTGGAACAAATGTTCTTTCGGAAAATAAATGGATTCATTTAGCAGTAACATATGATGGGAACACTTCTCCTTCAACGGGGAATTTTACTTTTTATGTAAATGGTTCTACTGAAGTTGTTGCTTCTGCAAGTCTATCTAACTCATTTAGTGGTATTCCTAATGCTGGTGCAGATGTACTTATTGGTAATTATGATTCTCAATATGCAAAAGGTCAAATAGCCAGTATTCAGATGCACAACCATGTACTTGACGCTACAGAAGTAAAAGAACTATATAGTGGTGCAAGTGTACCATTTAAATATAAAGGTGCTAATCAGACTGATTTAATTGAAAGTAATGATGCTGGTAGTGGTACAGCTTGGACAGGGGCATCTGGAACAACTCCCCCCGATGGTTGGACTTCTGGTGGAACTGATAGAGTCTTCACAATTGATAGTTCAAGTGGAAGTGGAGCAGAACCAGCTCTTAAAATTACTGCTGGAACTGGTAATGCTTGGATAAGGCAAAATTGGAATACTGTTAAAGGAAAAAGATACAGAGCAGAATTTATATATAAAAATACTGCTGGGGATGTTCTTCAATATGGTACAGATGGTGGTTCTACATTAACAGACCTTGCAAGTTCTACAAGTTGGAGTGGTGTTCAAACAATTGAATGGACTGGGACTGGTAGTACTGATTTAATACTTGTTGCAAAAAGCACTGGTGATATAGTTTGGGTTGATAGTGTTTCGATTACTCGAATTGGTGCAGTAGCTGAATATGATGGAAGTGGAATAGCATCTGATAAATGGCTTGATAAATCTGGTAATGATTTACATGGAACTGTATCTGGTGCAACTGTAGAAAATGCTCCTTCAGGTGATGATGGTTTGGTGTATGAAGAAGGTACATGGAATCCTACTTTTCAAGTTACATCTGGAAGTGGTTCTATAACAGTAGACCCAAACAAGAATACTTGTTGGTACAAAAGAATAGGAAGTGTAGTTCATGTTGGAGGTAGAATTGGAGTTTCAGCAATTAGTTCTCCAAGTGGTCAAGTTTCTATTACCAATCTGCCTTATGTTATTTCTGCTGGAGTTGAGTCCTCTTCATTGAGTTCAGGCTCAGTTATTTTGTATTCTCCAGCATCAGACACTACAGGAACAGTTGGTTTAGAATGTAGCACAGCATTAGCTGGATTTTTAATAAGAGAAGGTGGTGGTTTAGCGACTGGAGTAGTAGCAATGGCAGACCACTTTGACACAGATACATTGGTCGCTTTTCAAGTTAGTTATGATACATCAGCTTAAACTTAATTGGATTGATTAAGTTGGAACAAAAAAGGAGTCAGAAATGGCATTAGAAAAAGTGGTCGAGGTAGACCAAATAGAAGTAAAAGGCGAATACTCAATACAAGTGAGAACAGCCACAAAAGTATTGGATGATGGTAAACAAATTGGTAGCGTAGGCTATCATCGTCATGTAGTACATCCAGATTCTATTTTGGAAGGACAGGATGCAAAGGTAAAAAAGATTGCTGAAGCATTGTGGGGTGATACAGAAAAGGAAGCATGGTTTGTTTCAAAAAATGGACATCCAAGTGGTGAACCAGCAGATAGTTGGACTAAAGAACAATTACAAAAATATTTAAGTAATCATAGCGTAGAATACAAAGAGAGTGATGCTAAGTCTGCATTGCTAACTAAAGCAAAAGCAAAGTACGCTGAATTAAATTAACCAACACAAGGAGTCGAAAATGGCTAAAAAAGAAAAAGAAAAGCCAGTCTTGAATCTTGATGGCAAAGAGTATGTTATCGAAGATATGACTGATTCACAAAAGGAACTAGCATCAGAAGTTGCTATGTACCAAAATCATGTAAGCGATATTCAGAATAAACTGAATACAAATGCTTTTATGCGACAACAATTAATTGAATGTGAAAAAGTGTTTGTGGAAAAACATCAGAAAGGAGTGATGGAACTTAAAAAAGCTTTAGAGCCTGAAGTGATGGAGGCTGAAGCAAGCTGATGTTAATAAGGAAAAGTTCACAGGGTCATGATTTGAAATTGTATAGAAATACAACTCCAAATGCAACTAGAACAAAGAAGTATCCAGATGGTACAACAGAGACCCTGGCTTATCCTTCTAGCAAAAAATATTTTCTTGTTTTTAATGGTGAAATAATACAACGTAGCGATAATTGGAACACAATTGAACAAGCATATGTTGATAAGTGCAAAGATGAGCATGGTGGAGGAACAGGAAGAATGTTGATAGGTAAACATGAATTAGTTAATAACGTTATAAAAGAAATATGAAGAAAAAAATTAAAAAATTAAAAAACGGAGATTTTAAAGTTGTTTACACGAAACCAAGTACGTCTTATAATATTCCTGTTCGCTACATTTATACTAATTAATATTGTAGGATGCGAAGGTTGGTCTGTTATGGGATATGCTTTTGATAAATCACAAGATAGTACACAAGTAATAATTGAAGAGATAAATGAATGAAAAACCACAAACTGCTAGGTCTTACCGCTCTAATGTTATTGACGACAATCTTGTTTTGTCTTTTAACTTTAAATTTTTGGTTAACTGCCTTATTGCTGGTGGTGCAATCTTGTACGGTTGGTTTAGTTTGCAAGAAAGAATTGAAAAACTTGAAGAAGAAATATTGGAGGCTAATAATGAAATTCGCAGCCTCTTTGCTAAACATCAGTTGGAAGAATCTGCACAATTAGAAGCGTTAGAAGAAAAATTAAAATTTTATGAAAAGGAATTAAATATAAACCCATTAAGCTGGGGAAAAAAGAAGCGAGGTATTAAATAATGGATTTTTTAGCACTATATGGTGAAGCGGGAATGATTGGAGTTGTCGGTGCAATGTTTGTATATTTAGTAGTGCAAATGTCTAACAAGGCAGCTAAACAACAAGAAACATTAGAAAATTTAAAAGTTGAAAATAAAGGACAAAGTGAAACTTTAGAAAATATGGAAGGAATGATTATAAAATTAATTAATAGATGGAATCAATCTGATGACAAATTAGATAGAAAATTTGATGCTTTAACTAAAGAAGTAAATGATTTAGATAATCAAATATCAGAAGTAAAAGGTTCTTTGAGTAGAATAAATGGCAGACACTAAACCAATATCAGATTCAAGTAGTCTTAATATTTCACTTCCAATGCTTTTCCAAGCAATTGGATTAATTGGAGCTATGGTCTGGGGATATGGAGAGTTAAATGCTCGAATATCTTTTTTAGAATACCAAGTGAGTATTAATGAAGAGCATATAGGTAGAATGGAAGAAGATGCTAAAGCAAATCAAAATGCTGAAATACCTGCTGATATAAAACAAAATCAAAGAATTGATTATTTAGAAAAAGAATTAGATAGGTTAAGAAAATGAATACTTTAGCAAATATATATAACAATCAATATAAACAAAAACCTGTTGAAAAAAAAGAAGAACCTAAACAATCTCAAATTAATTTAGTTCTTCATATGCCAGAAGTGGCAATGTTAGTAAGGCATTTAGATTTATTGTATTCTAAAATGATGATTAATCAACAACAAGAATCTGAAACAATTAGTTATTTTAACCCAGGCCAAGGAGCCGTAAAACAATCACAAAGCGTAAATTAATGGATAGTCTAAAAGTAACAGGATTAAGTACAAGTTTAGGATTTGTCTATTGGACAGATTTATTATCTGGTGTACTTATGTGTATTATGTTTGCAATACAAATTTATTATTTATATTTGAAAACAAAAAAGATAAAGGAAAGTTAATATGTTAGCAAAACTAATAGCAGATGACTTATTGTCAGATGAAAATGGAGCAGAGGTAATTGCTGAAATCAATAAAGCAGTTGATATACCTATTATCTCTGAAAAAACAGAACAAAAAATACTTGAGGCTCTTTGGAAAGTAATTAAAAGTGTGTTACTTAAAAAGATTGGTGTATAATGCCTGAGGCTAAAAAGAAAACAAGTAAAGCAGCTCCTAAAGTTTCTAAAGAATTAGTCGAGTGTCAAGAATCTATTATTTATTTACTTGAAGAATTAAAATTATTAAAAGACAAAGTAAATAAAATAATGGGTAGAATGGGATTGTAATGGCTGACGTAATAGGAATGTCTGATGTATCAACACCTGACACAGGCAAGGGAAGTCAATTAAAAACAGGTGGAATAAACAGGAGGTATAATATGCCAAGTAAAGAAAAATGTGCAAAAGAATGGAAAAAAATGAATTACGAAAGCATGGAAGATTGCATGAATTACGGAAAAGTTAAAACACAGAAAGCTGGTACTTCTGCAAAAGAACAAAAAAGTAAAGTTGGTTGGGATATGGCTAAATCCAAAAATTGGAGAATGAAAAGAAAATTAAAAAGGCAATCTGAAAGCGGGCCTAAAGGATATTAATGGGTAAGAACAATATAGACCTATTCGGGCATGACAAAGGTTTAGGTGATACAGTTAGCCGAGTAATTAAAACTGTCACTCGTGGCAAAATAAAGGAGTGTGGAGGATGTCAAAAGCGCCGAGATATATTGAACAAGATGATTCCTTACAGGAATCCATTGACCAAAAGCTACGAGTAAGAAACGGTGGTAGAATTGAAGGAACTGAAGGTGGATTGCGTATAGACGTATTTAACCACGATGAAAATTCTGAATATGATTTTACAGAAAGTGATTGCACTGTATGTGAATTACCAGAACATGCTCAAAATCATATTATAGAAGACATAGAATACGAACACAATGCCTAAAAAGACCTATAAAATAAAACAATTTCATGGTGGTATGAACACAGGTTCAGACCCTAGAGATATAGAAGATAATGAATGCGTATCTATAGAAAATTTATCTATTACTAACATAGGAAGAATAACAACTTTAGGACAATTTGATAGAGATGCCGAAAGCAATATATTAGAACTTCTTCCTAATCGTGGTTTATTTTCATTTAAATCTGATAAAAAATTAGACGGCACTAATTCTAATGAAACATTTATAGCTGCGTATGATGATGGAACTAACGCTATAGATATATTAGATAGCGATGGTTGGGATAGCGCGGTAATAAGTGGATTTGATAGCGATTTACCTGTTTTTTATGTAGGGGATGGTAATTTAAGAATAGGAGATGGAGAATTTGATAATGTTATTAATAATAAGTGGTTTGGATATATTAATGAAAATAGATTTAATGGTTTAAATGCAAGTTTTGAAAGAAAGGAAAAAATAACTGTTGCTTGTGTAGCTGATAGTTCAGATAGTTTAGATGGAAAATATTTTGATATATATGGAGCTGATAATCATAAGACTCAAGTATGGATAGATGTAGATAATAGTGGAACTTCTCAACCCTCTGGAAGTGGAAGCTATATTCATAATATAGAAGTGACTGGTATTTCCACAAATGATAGCGCAAATACAGTCGCAACTTGGGTAGCTGCAGCTATTAATGCTAATTCAGAATTTAGTGCAAGTGCTGACACAAATACAGTAACTATAACATTAATTGATAGCGGTGAAAAAACTGATGCACATGCTGGTAATTCTGGATTTACAGTTTCTGTAGTTACAACTGGAAACCCTCTTGGATTTCATCAATCTAATCAATCTATATTAAAACCAACATTAGGACATTGTTTAATATCCACACCGACTGCTGGTTCTGATAGTGATGGAGTTAATTCTAGTAATTCTGAATATATAGGAAATGTTGCGGATGGGTCTGGTGGGGATGTTCTTGATTTATCATCTGTTAATTTGCGAGTAGGATTGCAATATAATAGTTATAGAGGTGGTAACGCAGCTTATTATAATAGTGCTGCTAATATTACAAAAACTGATGATGATGGCTCTGGTGGTATATCAATATACCCTTTATTTGGCGGTTATAATATTTTTTTAGACGGAGCAAGTAATTCAGCTACAGCTTCTTTATCTGAAATTAGTGCTATAACATTAACAGAAGAAAAAAGCATATTATTTGGAATATGGATAGACTCTTCTAATCATTCTAATTTTGAAAAAATACAATTTATAGCAACAGAAACCACATCTTCTACTAATTTACAATGGGAGTTTCAACCAGATGAAGTAAAGCCAAATACTTGGAATGTTTTTGTTTGTAATTTATCAAATGTTATAGAAGGAGATGCGACTGGTGTAGGATTAGATAGTTGGCAGTTATTAGTTCCTAGAAAGGGGACTACTACTTTAGATTTTTATTTTTCTGGCATAGCCATAGCAACTAATCCCGCTTTAACTGGATTTCAACCAGGTGAATATACATTTTATTATTCTTATTTATATGATGAACAAAAGCAAGAATCGATACCATTTAAATTTATTGATGTAAATTCAAATTACGATTTTAATAAAATTAACATAATTGGAGGTTCTGTACTATTTAATTTTGATGCCTATATACATCCATACAATAATGGTGGAAGTTCTTATAATATATCAGAAAGAATAACAGGCTCTAGGTTATATTATAAAATGCAAGAAAACGATAATTATTATTTAATAGGTGAATTAGATTATGTAAATAATGGATTTAAATGGTTACCAGAAGGTGATGAAATGGCATATTCTATGGCAAATACATCAAGCACTGCATCTCCTCTTTTAAATAAAGCTGCTATTGTAAAAGGAATTTCTCCAAATACAGCTAATGTAATAGACACTTTTAGAACTATTAATGGATATGGAGGAACAACTGGGTATATAGATGCCAAATTTAAAACAGCTGTTGTTCATGGCAGAAGAACTTACATAGGAAACATAAGACAACCTTCTGGTTCTGATGGAAAAAATTATCCAGATAGAATGTTAAAAAGTGCAGTAAATAAATTTGATGTTTTTCCAGATACAATTGGAAGTGTTGATGTTGCAATTAATGATGGTGAAAGTATAATTAAATTAGAAGGTTATGCAGATAGAATATTACAATTTAAGGAAAAAACTTTATATATTATTAACATATCTGAAAATGTAGATTTTTTAGAAGATGTTTACACAGGAAAAGGATGTCTTTATGATTACCATGTTACTAAAACAGATTATGGCATTGCATGGTTTAATAAATTTGGTGTGTATTTTTATGACGGTCAAAGAGTTTCTAATCTTTTAGAAAAAGATGCTAGAAGAATAATAAATGAACAATATTGGGATTCTTTTATAACGGATGCTGAAAATCTTGGTACTTATTCTTCAAACACTGTAGAATTTTCAAATACTCATCCAGCTAATACATCTACTCTCACCTTTCAAGTTGGAAGTGAACAAGTAAAAACTATACAATTTTTAGATGGAGCCGGTACAAATCAATTAGATTTTCAAGGAGACCACATAGCTGATACTTATGTTGATAATTTTCTTGATGCAAATTTTGCTGAATCTTTATGTGAACATGTGACTGGAATAGTAAACTCTATGTCTAATTTATCAGCTTCTAATAATGGAGCAACTATGACTGTTACAGCTGATACTGCAAATAGTAGCAATAATATAACTATAGGAAGTAGTGGCTCTCATAATACAACTATTGGAACATCTATATCTGGTTCATCTGGAGATGGCTCAGCTAATGATTCAAATACAGCTAATGCTCATATTGGATATATTCCAAATAGAAGGCAAATATTAATTAGAAATTTTAATGGTGATGTTTTAATATATGATTTTATATTAAGAGCTTGGATAAAAGGAATTGATTTAGCATTATACATGGGAAGCAATCCAGCTGATAGAAGCAATTTTACATTAGATGGCAATCAAGATTTAATATATTTAACAGGTGGTGATGGAAGCGGAGATACAACTCCAGATATATACAGATGGGATTCAACTCCAGCTAATGGAAATACTTGTAAATATATAACAAAAGATATTGATTTTGGTCATCCATCAGTTAGGAAAAAAATATATAAAGTATATATAACATATACATCTGGTTCTGCTGGTGTACTTGCTGTTAAATATGGATTAAATGGAGATACGACTCCAACTGAATCTGCAACTGCAATAACACCTTTGGCAAATAATAATCCAAAATGGACTAGAGCTGAATATAGATTTTCTTCATATGGAGATAATGATATTAATAATTGTTATTCTTTCCAATTGCAATTAGGCCCCTCAAGCGGAGATGCTGGATTTGAATTAAACGATATAACAATAGTTTATAGATTAAAGAATGTAAAATAATGCCTTTAACAAGAGAAGAAAGAAAATTATTACATCAAAAATCAAAACAGCCTACATTTGGAATAAATAAACCAGATGTTAAAGAAGGCCATGATGGAGATATAGCGTTTAGACAAGTATCTGGTTCTGGAACTGTTCAATATGTAAAAGAAAATGGTAATTGGACAGCTATATCTTCTTCTGGAACAATGCCGCAATCTAGAAACACCGTCAATCCTTCCTCTTCAGGTTCTATTACAATTCATAGTGGTTTATCTGGTTTAGGTATTGATGACCATCCTCAATATTTACTTATTGACGGAACTAGAGCAATGACAAGTACAATGTTAATTGGAGATGACTCTGATGGGGCTGATAGAAGTATTGTTTGGGGTCATTCTACATTAAAAACTATAATGGGAATAGATGATAGTTCAGATGCATTTGTTATTAATACGGATGATGCTTTTGATGCTACTCTTGCAAATAATTCATTTTCTATAGACGCTAATCACAATGTTATTATAGCAGGAGATGTATCAGTTGGAGATGATTTATTTCTTACTTCTTCTGGCTCTGTAATTAATTGGAACTCTGGAGATGTAACTCTTACTCACGCTTCTGGTAAACTTACATTTGGTGGGGATGGTACAGTTGAATTAGATTTTAATAACCATGAAATGACTAATGTAGATATTGATAGTGGAGCTATTGATGGAACTGTTGTAGGTGCAAATAGTCAAGCTGCTGGTGATTTTACTGCAATAGGAGCTGTTTCCGCTGGCACTATAGTAGGAACAACAATAGATGCAACTACTGATTTTACTATTGGAACATTAATTATTACAGATGACCAAATTCAAATGACTCCATCTGATTCAGATACAATTACTATCGCAGGTGCTTCTAATGGAGTATTAAATATTACAACGGTAGATAACGCAGCCGCAGCTGCTAATATAAATATAACTGCTGATGGTAATATTGCTATAACTTCAGCTAATAGTATAACATTAGATACGGCTGGGTCAGATAACGAGGTTGTATTTAGTAATGGAGGAACAGAAAGATTTGCATTTCAAAATGATGGTTCTCCAGAAATAGATGTAACAGGAAATTTTACAATAGATGGAAGTGCTGATATAACTATTGATTCTGTAGGAGATACATATATAAAAACAAATAGTAATCTTGTTGTCCATGTGGGAACAACTGGTTTTATAAAATTACATAATTATGATGTTACATTATATCAAAATTATGGTATAATGAATAAAAAAGATAAATATCATTTCACAACTGGGCAAGCTGATTTAAAACAAAATTATTCAATATTAAGTTATTTTGAAGAATCTACTACTTTTGAAACATATCCGAGTTAATTATGGGAGTAAGTACAAATAATAAACGAACATTTCAAGAATTTAGATATATTAAAATTCCAGACAGGAGACTTATATCTGGATTGCTATATGTTAATGTTGTCAATCATGAAGGGAATGATGCTCAAGACGATTTAATACAACAATGTAATGACCATACTGTTGGAAATGGAATTAAACATTCTAATTCTTTTTCATCAGATGGTTCATCAGCTGGAACGTTTCAAGATAGAGGTAGAGAAGGAATGAAGCATACATTTGCAGATTACGATTGTTTTGTCTTTCATGTAGCTGGTGGTATGAGCTTATCTGGAGGAATTGCATCTCCTACAACAGCACACACAACTTACAACAATTTATCTAGTTTAGTTTCTAATGGATTTGTAGATAATACTGGGCCTTCACCAACTTGGGTAGATGGTAGTGGAACTGTTCCATCAGGTGACCAAACTAGAAATTGGACAACTTTAAATGATAATAGTGGTGAAAATCCTTTTGGAGATTATTGTTCTCATTTTATAAAATACCATTTATTGTCTAGAATTAATAATGCTTCTGGACATGGATTAAATCAATCATCTAGACCTAATTTTTATAAAAGTAGACCTATGCACGTTCAAACTTATACATCTCCCGCTGGAGTAGTTAATTTAGCTGACCCAGCTACTGTTACGAATGAATATGTTTTATCTCACGGTATATATGATGATAAAGATACTCAAGGAGAAGACTTAGGAATGGCTTCTTATTCTAAACCAGGTCATGGAGTTACTGGTTTTACAAGAATAGAATCAAGTGTAAGAACAGCAGGTGAAAGTCAAGCAGCTGATGGAACAATAAGCAATAACGATGGTAATACATATTATTCTCCTGTAGATACAATTAAAATTTATGGAAATCATAATTTAACATTTGAATCTCATTCAACAACTGGAACACCAGGTAGCGGTTCTTTTAGAAGAGTGTATTCATATGATAGTAGCCGAAGTTCTCATATTACAAGTTTTTGGAATTTAGTTATTGATATTGGTCTTAGAGGAAACAATCCACAAGGAGCTGCTACACAAACTGGAAATCCCGATAAAGCAATTTTAAGACCTCAAATAAATGTTTCATTTCAACCATTTGGAGAAACTGCAAATTTTGATATTTCTGAAACTCAACACACATAATAATGTTGTTGGATAAAAAACATATGTTAATTAAATTAAATAGTAAAAGTATATATTAATATGGCAAATAATTTATATTCAATTGCTTCTTCAGCTGCAAGTTCTATTGGCGATTATGAATCTGAAAAAATTGGAATACAAGAATCTTTAAGAAATATAGATTTTGAAAAAAAGAATTTAGACCTTAATTTACAAAAAATATCAGCTGTCACAGATACATTATCAAAAGGATTAGAATTAGCTGGCACAGTTGCTGTTGGAATGGAAGAAACAGCTTCCTTTAAGGAATCTATACCATATGCTGAAAAAAAATTACAAGAAATACATGGTTCTCCAGATACTAAGTTAGAACAAATTAAAAGAAGCAGGTTTAGAAAAGCTATGGATTATTTAAGTGGTGCTCCAGCAGAATATAAATTTGGCGATATAAAATTTTCTGGAAAAGATGATATAGCTGATTTAAAAGCTTTGGGTAAATTTGGCAAATATAATAGTATGTATAATCAAATGTTTCCAGAAACTTCTAATATTGAAAATAAAAATATACCAAAATCTGAATCAGAAAATATACAAACAAATAAACCTGATTCTTCTGTATTTAAAAATGTTAATGTTATTCCTAAAAAGGATATTCAAAAAACGGATGAATATGGTTTTTCAATTGATTCTAGTTCAAAAAAAATAAATTCTTATGATGAATATGTTGAAAAACATGGAGAACCTTCAAATACTATAAAATCTATGTTTAACATACCACCCTATCCGAAACAACAAGGAGAAGATGTTCTTGATTTAGATTCAATGTGGGATGATGCAATTTGGAATGAAATTGAAGATGTTCAAGATTTTAATTTATCTCAACCTGGAGGTGGTTATTATATACAACAAACAGGTCTTGGTAAAAAGGGATAATTATGACTATAGCTGAAAAATATTTATCTAAACATGGAAGATATGGAGATACAGAAATAGTAAAAACTTCTGATGGCAATCTTTGGCATGTTAATAATGATGAAAAAAGATTAATAGAATCATATGGAAAACATGGTGAAGAATTAATAAATAATGTTGGTTCTGGAACTATTAATCCAACAACAGGATTAGAAGAAAAATGGGTATGGTTAATCCCAGCTGCCGCTCTTGCAGTTTCAACTATTAGTGGAGCTGCTTCTGGATATGCTCAAGAACAATCAGCAAAAGTATCATCTGATTATGCTCAAGAGGGTCTTGATAAGATACAAACTTCCCTAACCGCATTAGGTGAGTCTACAAGAGCAAGTAGAGAAGCTCTTACTGCTTCATTTGGAAAAAAATTATCTGATTTTTCAGAAACATTTGGATATAAAAAAGGTGGATTTAGGCAATCTCTTTCAAAAGCTAAAGGCCAAACTGGATTTGCTAATGTTGAAATGGGAGATGAAGAATTAGAAATGTTAAATAAAACAATAGAATCTGGAATGGGCGATTTACAATTTTCATACGGAACTGAAATGGGTAAATTAAGTGCTAGAGATAAAACTGAAAGAGCTAGATTGGAAAGCGACAGACTTGCTCTTCAAAGAGAAAAAGATTTAGCTGATGATAAAGCTGATTCTTGGTATTTAGGTAAAAATTTAATGAATTTTTTTAATTAAAGTTATGGCAAATTATTACGGAGCTGATGTATTAGCATCACTAAATAGAATATTGCAATATAGACAACAGAGCCAGCAAACAAAAGTGTCTGAATCTTTATCTATGTTAAAAATGGCTCAAGACCAAAGAAATTTAGATAGGTCTTTTCAATTAGAAGAACAAAAATTGGGAATAGGTGATAGCGAATTAGCTAAGTCAGTAAGGGGAAATAGAGCATTAAATAAAAGAATTTTAGAATCTCAAGTTTTAACTAGTGAATTTGCAGCTGAACCAGAACAACTTGATTTACAAAGAAAAGCAACTTTAGCTGAAATAGACAAAATTACAGCTCAAACAGAAGAAGCTAGAAGAAAAACATTTAATGCTAGGTTAGATGAATTAGATACAATTGCTGAAAGAAATCATGCAGAAATTATGGAAAATGTTATTGGAGCTTTTGGAATACAAGAATCTATTATACAGGCTCAAGAAGGAAGTGGTATAACAGGTACTTTTGAAAAAAGTTCTTTGTATAAAAATTTAAAAAATAATACATCAAGAAAAGAAAGAATACAATTTAGTAAAGAAATACAAAATAGTATTTTTGGAATGGTTCAAACTGAAGGAAAAACTGATGATTTTGAAAATATGTTAATTAATTATGTTAGCGCTAGTATGAAATTAGGCAGTCCAAGATTCGGTAAAAATTTAAATGAAAGAATGAAAAAACTTACGTCTGAAGAAAAAAAATATAATAAAATATTTAGGGCTGGTTTTGATGAACCTACATTAACAAGATTTCAATCTTTAGGTGTAGAATTATTAAGAGCAAAAGAAATAGAAAAAAATATACAAAATGAAAGAATTGAAGCTGGAACTGGGGATTATAAATTTGATATAAATAAAGTTTCTAATATAAAAATATCACCTCAAGATGCTCAATTATTAGATGCAGTTATTAGGGGAGGTGAAGATGTTGATAATATTCCACCTTCTTATATGGGGACTCAAGGAATAAAAACTATTCAACAAAGTATTTTAAATAGTGAAAAATCTCTCGACCAATTAGCTGTTTTGTATAATAAAGCTATGCAATCTAAGAATCCAACAGATAAACAAAAACAATTAATTGATGAGTATGATGATAGAAAAGATGATATTGTTTCTCAAATAAGGATTCAAAAAAGAGTTCTTAATAGAATACGTTCTGGTATTTAATGCCTTTAAATCCTCAAAAATCTCTATATAATTCATTGTTTGACGATGAAGATAAGACTATAACTCCTTCTTGGACTCCAGAAGAAATAATAAACTATTATAGTGAAATAGATACATCTAGAGCTAAAAAAGCAATAGGTGGAAATTCAAGAAGCTTAGCAAATCCAACTGGAGTTACTTATTCAAATCCAAATCAACCAAATCAAGAAAAACCACCTTTACCTAATGATTTGAATCCACAAACAATGCTTGACATTATGGAACAAGCTGATATTCTTCAAGAAGAAGATTCTCCAATTCAAGAAGAAAAATCTTTACTTTATAAAACTGGAGAAAATCTTGATGCGATTATTTTTGCAGGTTTAGATGCTTTTGTAGATACTGCAACATTTGGAACAAAAGATTTTCTATTAGAACAAACTTTGGGAAGAGTAGACCCCGAAGAATTAGAAGAATATAGAGAAAGAACTGAAGCTAGAAAAGAACTAGCTGCTGGTAAAGTTAGTTCAGCCATAGGTTCATTTGCAGGTTTTGTTAAAGGTCTTCCTTTTAAAGTAGCTGGAAATATTGTTACAAAAGCAACTCTTCCAGTTGCTAAAAAAGTTTTTAAGAAAAAAATAGGAGATAAAGCTTCTACTGAATCAACAAAGCAAATAACTAAGGCTGGTGAGCAATGGGCAGCTAAAGAAGGTTTATCTAAAAATGCTATAAAATTAGGAACTTCAAAATATACTCAAGTCGCTTCTAAAAGTAGAATGCACCCTATTCTAAAGCAAAAAACATTTAATAAAGCGTTAAAAGAAGAATCTGAAGTATTAATACAATCTCAAATGGCTTTAGGTAAAATAACTCAAGCTGAAGCTTCTATAATGAGAGGTATGTTTGACACAATGATGAAAAAAGGAGTTCCAATACAAAACATGCTTCAATTAGGTCAAGTAATGTATGGAACTGGAAGAAAAGGTAGATTTGCAGGTCAATTATTAAATGATGCTTTTGTATATAGTTTTATTGATGGAGCATTTTCTCTCTCTAATCAATGGAACTATGCAAGAGAGCAAGGTCAATCTTTTTCTGATGTTTTTTCTAGTCGACAACTTTTTGAAGATACTTTATTTGGAATGTTAACTGGTGTAGGATTGTCAGGTGGAGCTGCTATATTTAAACCATTAGGTAAAATGGCAAATTCAAGAGTTGATTTTGCATCAGCTATAAGAACTTGGAGGCAATCAAATCCATATGCTGGAAAAGAAAGACGTCCGCTTGCCAAAGATTTATTTTATTTTGGAAATCACGCTTGGAGAAATGGAAGACCTCATCATGTTAAATTTGGTAAAGGAAAGTTTGAAAAAGAAATAGATTTAACTCAAGGTGGAACTCCTTATGAAAATGCTGAAGATGGAATTAAATCTTTACATAAAGAATTAACACAGGTTCTTGGTGGTAATTATAAAAAAGAAGTTACGGATTATCTTTTAAAAGAAAAAAATCAATATGCTAGAGATTTATTAAGTGAATCTTTAAAAGAACCATTTAGAAGTTTTGCGCAAGAATGGCCTAGAATGTTATATGGAGGTATGGTTTTTAACGCAGGTATGATAGCCCAAGATGCTTGGAACACTGGTGAATTTTTAGGAGGATATGGCGAAGATTATGACGGATGGGATGTATTCACAAATTTAATGATAGGAGCATACACCCAAAGAAAGGACAATGTTTCTAAATGGGATATGAATACAGATGTAAATAGGATTCGTGAAGGTATTAAAATATTAGGTGGAGACCCAGATTGGAAAAATTCTAATTTTTATATAGATGAAAATTTTCCAATTGCTAGGTCTAGATTTGACAAAGCTTCAAGAAAAAAAGAATATCAAGATTGGTTAGTGGAAAATGGATTGGCTACAAACGATGAAGCTGAAGGTAGGGAAATGGATGCTTTTGCAGTTCCAGCTGGTGAAAAAAGTGTAAGAGTCTCTATGCAAATGGAAAGTGAAGATTATGGAATATTGCAAGAACTTGTTACTGCAATGAACTCTGATTTCCACACTGCTAAAACATTAGATGCAATAACAGTTAAAGAAGCAAATGCAATGCTTAAAAAGTATGAAGAAGTTCATGGTATAAAGAAAGATGACATGAAAGGACTTCGTGATTTGCAAGAAGAATCAACAATAAAAGCAACTGAAAATTTTGAAAATGAAATGCTTGGTATTATTAAAAAAATTGTTGATGTAGCTGATAAAGAAAGTGAATTTGATGATTTAGCTGGGTTCTTTACAACAACTACTGGTGATAAGATTATTACTCCACAAACAATAATAATAGACAAAAAATTAAAAGATAAAATTAGAAAAGGTGATTTTGAATTTCTTGGTTCTGGAGATGACGCTGTAAATGAAGTTGAAAAAATGAAAATGAGTCTTCAATCTATTATTAAATCTTTATCAAGTGGGTTAGAGGCTATTCAAACAAGTTCTAATGCAAATGTAATGGAACTAAAAAACGAAGCATCTTTAAGAAAAATATATGAAATAGTTAGAAATTCAGAACAATCTGTAAATAAAACATTTGAAATGAAAGACCTTGTCTCTAGGGAATTTAGATATTCTGATTACATGGATTATTTACCGAGTATGGTAAAAAACAAAGCAATTTCAGTTTCTAAAAGTATTCAAGAAATATTTAGTCCAGAATTTAATGGAAGACAAAAATTGTTAGGAGCTTTGCAAGGAGCTGGCCTTATAGATAAAGATGGGAATATTATAAAAAGTGTAAAACAAATAGAATTTTCTAAAGATGTTAAAGCTGATGTTTCAAAAGAAGAACAAGCTTCTATGAAAAGAATATTAGGTCAAGTATTAACAATGCAATCTTCTATAAATATTCCAGACAAATTAACATCTAGCAATACAATTGTAAATAAAGATGGATTTGTTAGATTAAAGAAAACTTTGCAAGGTTTTGGATTAGATGTAAAAAAATTAGATAGTTTTTATTACGAATACCTTATCAATATACTTAACACTAAAAGATTTAAAGATTCAAGATTATCTGGAGGTCAAACAGATTTTGTTTTACAAGCTGTTTCTTCTGGATTTGGAGAAAATAATTTAAAACCAGAGGGTACTTCAAATAATTTTATTTTAAAAAGAATTGAAATTTTTGGTAATGATGATTTTTCAACGAAATACAATAATTTTATATCTGAAATTGCAAATAAATCTGGTGGATTAGTGGAAATATCAAAAGAAACTATTGATGTCGGAATTATGGAAATCCCTATTTTACAAGCTGAAATGAAAAAATCTGCATTAGGTAGAAATACTTATGATTCAAATGTTGCACTTGGCACTGTTCTTGAAAAACTTACTCAAAATGGTTTAGGATTTTATTCAGATAGAATTAAAAATTATATTGCACTTGCCCCAGAAATTAATCAAGCAAAAATTCAAAATATGCTTTTTGATTTAGGTGTATTAAAAATAAATGAAGATAGTGGAAGAATTGAGGTAGAAGAAAAAGAAATACTTACTGAAGATTATTGGAAAAAAGTTGATAAATCATTAAGACAATTTGGATACACAGAAGGCTTTATTAATCAAAAAATTTCTGAACAAAAACAAATATCGAAACCAAGATTTTTAAATGATTCTAGTGACCATGTTGCAAATCCATCAATGAGCGTTGGTGAATTTTTTAGAAAATATAAAGTAATAATTAATGATTCAGATGGAAATTTTAAAGAATACAGAGATTATTCTTTAATGAGTCAAGAAAGTCAAATAAAGAAATTTGATGAATTAACAAAAAACTTTCCAGAAATAGAAAATCCAAATGCCATTCTTAAAGGAAATGCTATATCTAATTTAATTAATAATTTAGTTGCGACAAGAATTATTACAGATGCAGATGGAAATAAAAAACAAGAAACTATACCATATGAAAGTATGGGGGGAAGATTAAGAAATCAAATATTAGAAGATGCTACTCAAGTATTTTTTGGAAGAAGAAAGCAAGTAGAAGTCCAAGTTGTTGAAGTAGCTGGTACTGGTATAAAATTTACAGACAAGCCTGAATTTCATCAAACTAATCCAATATATGAATTATTTACAGGTTTAAAAATTAAACATTATTTATTTGATAATAATGTATTAATAAAACCTTTTAATCCAGAAAATTCAAGAATGGAACCTAGGATTGTTAATCTTACTTCTAAAGCTGAGAATTTCCCAGAATGGATGCGAAATGAAGTAAAGATAGTAGAAAATCAAATAATAAATGATTTGCTAAATCATTCAATAGTAGATGGTATATTAAAAGACAACAGAATAAAAGATAAAGAAGATGAAGTTTTTGAATCTTTAGGAGTTCAAGATGATGTTGTTTCTATTGGAAAAGACCCCTTAATTAGATTAAATCTTGTTCCAGAGTTTGATAGTATAATTATAACAGGGCAAGATAGAAAAATTCTAGCAGAAGAGTTTAATAATTTTTACGAAAGAAATAAAGATTTATATGAAGATACAACAAATATAGAAGCTTTATTAGAAAGAATAAAAGACACAGACAAAGATAGGTATTCTGCAGATTATGATTATGAATCAATAGCAAGATTGTTAGTAGTTGAAAGAATGTTAAGAAGTGATTCTAATATAAAACTTAAAGAAATTCTAAATAATAATGACGCTGATGAAATTGATAAAGTTATTAGTAGGGTAAAACTTGTAAATACAAAGAATTTTATACGAGGTGATTCTGATTATTATTTATCATTAGCAGAAGCAAGGTTGTTAATTAATGATGGTGATGAAGCTGGCAATCTTTTAAAAGATAGAATATATAATAAGAAAGGTAAGTATTCTATTGCTATTTGGGATGATGATAATAATGCAAATATAAGAACAGAAGTTCAGCAAATTGTAGATAAGTATAAAGATATTTATGATTTAGAAGGATGGTCTTTTGAAAACATTTTAGGAACTGCTCATGAAGAAGCTAGTGCATTTGATAGTATATCTTTCTTAACAGAAGATGCTATGATGGAATACCATACATTAATGGGGCATAATCCTTATTCTAAAAATGCAATAAAACCAGTTATTTCATCTATGGGAGAAGGTAAAACATTATTACTTGGTAAAACGTTGTTTATACATGACCCAAGGTTAGAAAATTTTCTTAAAGCAAATAATTTAGATATTTTACTTACAAAATCTGGAGCTAAGGTATATGATGAAAAATATATTGATGGAAATTCAAACAAAGATGATGAATCTATATTAAATATATCCCTTGATAAATTAAAAACAACTAGTAAAAATATTTTAAAACCAAATCAAATTAGATTTGTAGATATAGATGCAATAGGATTAAAACCAGAAAAAGATGCTTCTATTACATCTGCTAAAGATTCACCAGCTGACGCTAATTATCATAATGCTGAAGAAGGATATTTAAAAATACAAGAAATGCAAAAAGATATATCCTTTGCGATACAATCAATAGAAGATATTGTTGGAAGTTCTGTCGCTATGAGGGAATTTATGATGGATGAATTGTTACCAAATGGACAAATGCAAAATGATGATGGTATTTCTTCTTTACAGACAATCAATAATATGTATCTTTTCCTAGAACATCATGCTAATGCTAATCCTATGAGCTTTAGTGACAATCAAACAAAAAATAAAATTTTTAATACATTTATAGATAGATTAATAAATAACACTAGGTCTATTACAAATAGAAGTTCTGGAAGGCATGGTGAATTAAGCAATGTAACAAGCAATAGATATGGTGGGCAATCTTATATAATACAGAATGCTCAGAGATTTTTAGATAGAAATGGAAACATGAGAAATCATAGATTATTGCCTACATTGGTAGATAAACAAGGCAATATGTTAATGAGAGGTGAGTTAGCTCTCCCATTTCACGAACAAGATACAAAACTTGGAGACCTTGAGGGAAGAACTATAAGAATAGTTGATAATGAAAGAATTATGACTGTTGATGAATTTCTTGATGATTATAAAGAAAGAGTTGGTGAATCAGATAAAAAGAACGAACTATCTTTATCTGTTCAAAATTCCACACTTGGGAGTGTGCATAACTTTTTAAAAGATGCTAACAAAGCAACTGGTAGAAAATATCAAATTGGTATTATTTCAAGAAGAAATCCAAGAACAAGACCTAATGATATTACATTGCTTGGATTAGCTGGGTTTTTAGATAAGGGATATGGTAATTCTACAATGGTTAATAGTCTTGATATAGTAAATATATATGAAGGTGATTATGATGCTGATAAAGTAGATTATTTCTTTGCTCATAATGATTATATGTTTGACCATATTAAAAGAACTAATAAATATTGGGTTCAAGGAATAGACCCAAAGAAATGGAAAACTCCAGCTTCGTTTACGTTTTTACAAGATACAGAAACTCAAAGTGAAAATATTATAGAATCTATGGGCAATGCAGATGCTTATAAAAAAATGATAGGCATTGTTCAAAAAACTCCAAGACAATTAAATTATTTAGATATGCTTTCTAATAAAAATTGGACAGCTAGCCCAGAAGAATCAGAAGCTTGGTCAAATTATAGAAGAGAAAATAAAGATGGGACTGTTGATGGGCCTGGAATTTTATTTAGAACAACAGATAGTAAAAATGGTGATGAAAGAGTAATTACTATTGATAGTAAAAACATAGATTTTTTTATACAAAGTGCTTTAGAAATGCAATATGTTGTTGATGGTAAAAATAAATTAAATCCAAATATTGCAAATGATATATTTAATTGGAAAGATAATTTCTTATTTCCACTAATAACGCAATCAGAAAGGCCAGATAATTTATCATTTAATCAAAGAAAAGACATCCAAGAAAAAGGAACTTCTAATAATAAAAGAATAAGAATATTTTCAAGAATGGTTAAAAAAGATGGTAAGTGGACAGAAGATGTAAACATTGAATTAACTAAAGCTGAAAAAGAAATTATTAAATCCTTAATGGATAATTATAATAAAACAATATTACAAGCAACTGGTAAAGATGTTTATGATGGGGCTGATGTTAGAAGAATGTCTTATGATGATTTTATGCAAGCTGGTCAGGGATTTATAGATTTTCATAAAGATATTCAAAATAAAGTATATAGAAAATTAACTAAAGAAAGAAAATTAAGTGGGAATGATTTTAAAGAATTAAAAAGAATATTTGGAGCTGTTACTGAAAAAGAACCACAAAAAGGAAAATGGTATAGAAGAACATTCTTAAACAAAGACCCTTTTGAATATGTTCGTAATAATGCAGAAAGATTTATTAGTGAAGAAACAACAAATCCAAATGGAACATATATAGACCAATTAATTGTTCAATTAGCTAGAAAAAATCATTTTGAAGAAAAACAAGATTTTAGATTACTAGGAGAAGATAAAATACAGATTGATGATTGGTATAATGATATGATAATGGAATCGTATAAAGAATCAGCTGACAAACATAATGAAAAATTAACTACTGCAGTTTTAAGCCATAATAAAAAAGTTGGAAGTGTTGTTTATTTAAGTAGAAAAATAAACGAAATTGCTAGGTCTAAATACAAACAAGAATGGAAAAATAAAAAAATTAAATCTTTAAAATATGTTATAAATAAACTTCAATCAGAAATAAATACTGAATATGGAAGAAGAGTAAATATAAAAGACCCTCAAAAATATGAATTTTTAGATTTAATTGCAGAAGGAAAAGAATTAACAGAATCAACAATATATTATCATTCTATACATTCTTTATTAAAATCTGAATTAATAGGTGGCTATAAATTTGATAATTTTTATCAAATGCTTGAAGGCAATGCTAAAGATGATTTGGCAATGTTTAAAGATTTAAGAAGAAAAATTTATGGAGACCATGGAAGCATAAAAGACATACTTGAATTTGGAGCTAAAACAGTAATTAAAGATAAAGAATTAAAAAAGCAATTAGAAAGATATGATACTGATGATTTTTATAAATGGCAAGTAGAATTTTTAAAAGAAAAAACTGAGCAATATGGATTAGAATTTATGTTAGCTTTTATGTCTCCTTCATTAAATAGAAAAAAAATTGGAGTTTTTAATAATAGAGTAGTTCCTATTCCATATGTTGATTCAAAAAGATTTAGAATGGGGATAAGAGTTCTTACTGAAATTGCTTTTAAAGATTTTTCATCTGAAGAAAACCCCATAAGAGTAGCTAGAAAACTTGTTGGTGAATCAGAGGATATAAAAATACCTTCTCAAATATTATTAACAAAATTAATTGAATCAGAAAATCATTATAGAGGCTATTTTGATAGAAATCACAATCTTTTTACTTCAAGAGAAAATGATGTAAGACAATACGGATTAGGTAAATTTGATTCTTATTTAGAAAGAAAGCTAAGTTCTTATACTGATATAAATTGGACAAGGAATATGTTTCCAAGACATACATTAAACATAATGAATAATTCAGTTCTTGATTTTTATCAAGAAACAGCAAATTTAGCTGGTGATGAGTTTTCTATTGGATTTCAAAAATTTCTTGATGAAATAGATTTATTAAATAGAGACTTAGCTACAAATGTTTACTTAGACCCTTATGATTTTATAGAGAGAAGGCTTAAATTAGACAATATGTATATAAAAATGGTTCAAACTGAAATAAATGCAGTATCGGAATCAAAATCTGTTGTACCAATACAACAACATGATTCTTTTAAATTGTCAAAAGGATTTAAATATTTACAAAGAGCAGCTGCTGATAAAGGTCTTAAATTAGAAGTAAATGAATCTAGTTTAATTTCAAAATATAATAAATTGCAACAACTTGAAAGAGAACTTAACACAGCTCATGACGGAAGATTACTTGACCATACAAATAAAGATGCTGAAGATTGGGCTGAAATGAGTGGGTGTATTAAATAATGGATTGTAATAAAGCAACAAAAAAATCTCAATTAATAAATGCAGTAAATACATGGCTTGGGGATAAAGAAACTTTAAGTAATTTTAAAAATCCTCATGCAGCTATGTTTAAAATGTGGGAATCTGAATTTTATGTTCCATTAAAATGGGCTATATTAGATGAAGGTGAAAAACTTTTAACACCTGGAAAAATAAAACAATTTACTGAAAGTTTATATAGATTAAATAAAAGAGTAAAACAAGGCGACATTGCAAGTAATGATTTTGCAAAGTTGTTTTGGACTGGTACTACTTTTGGTAAAAGAGACCCAGCGATAGGTTCAATGCTTTCAAGATTGCAAGATGTATCTGGTCAAGATAAAGTTAGAACAATGAAATCAGCTGAAGACTTTAAAGAAATAACAGATATGATTAAAGTTATATCTAAAGTAACCGGGCCTATTGATAAAGCTATTTTTAATAGGGATATAAAAAAATTAAGAAAATTAGATTTAAATCTTATTAAAGCTATTGACAAACAAAACAATAGAGAAATTTCAGCTGCTAGAAAAGAATTATCAGAATTTGTAGATAGCAATAAAAAATTAAAAGCATTTGATGATTTTATTGTATTAATTGAAACTGGTATGCCAGATATATTAATGAAATATAGGGAAAAAATTGAAAGCGGTGAATTTAGACCTATGAGAATTAAAGATTCTAAAAAATTCCTTGAAAAAGTTGATAACGGTGAAGCTTTATTAAAAATAAATGAAGTTAAATTTTTAGAAAAAATCATGTCTGAATTAGGAATGGACACAAGATATGCAGACCCTTTAATGAAATATAATAACATGATGGATAATCAATATGATAATTTAAAAAAAGGAATAAACTCTGTTATCAATAGTAAAATAAAAAGATTAAAATTTAACAGAGGAATAGAAAGTGAGAATGTTAAATTATTAAAAGAAACAAGAGAAAGATTAAATAGAGAGTTAATGCCTAGATATGAACAGGGATTTTTTCCTCATTATGTAAGAGACTTAAATGCTACCTTCATGGAAGGGTTATTGCCAAGATTAAAAAAATTAGATTCTTCTGGTGAAGATTTATTATTAAGAAAAACATCCACTCTCAAAGAAGATATACAATCAATAAATGAATGGGTTACTAATCACGCAAAAAGTAGAAAACAAGAATATGCTCCAGAATATTCAAGAAACTTTTTTGATGTTGTTAAAGGGTACATAGACGATATAAATCATTTTAATACTTCTGCTTTTTTAGAAGAAGCTTTTATGGATGCAAGACTTGATGTATTAAAAATGTATAGAGATGGCGATAAAGGCCCAACTCAATACATGACCAATGTTTCAGATTTTATTGCAGATATGCATAAAGCAGCTAATGGTGATACTAAAATGTCAGAATCGGCTCAATTAGCAATGAAAACATTACTTGCTTTTGAATTTACATCCAAACTTGGATGGAATGTTCGTGGAGCAGCTAGAAACATGACTCAAAGAGCTTTGGATTATATAAGATTTGGATTTACTAAAAGCATTGCAGCGGTTAATTATTTTGATAGTATTAAAGGTGAGGGTGGAGTAAGAGAAGCTGATAAAATATTAGATGAAGCTGGATTTTTATTTAAAGAAATAACACCAGAACTTTTAGAAAGTGGTATTAAAGAAAAACCTAGCATGTTTAAATCTAGGTATATGAATGAAGATGGTAACATACAATATAAAGAAGAACATTTTGGTCATAAAATAGCAGAAGGTATGAGTTGGGTTTCAAAAAAATCATCTGTATTGCACAGAGCTGCTGAAAATTGGAATAGAAAACATACTTTTAAAGTTGCTTATGGAAGTTTACATAAAATATTAATGGAAAGTTCTGAATTTAGGTCTCAAGTAGCAAATAAAAAGCAATATTTAGAAACTAGGGCTAATGAAATAGCTACTAATTATGCAAAAAATATGGTTTTAGTAAATCATTTTGATTATGCTGATTATGCTAAATCCAAACTTATGAGAGGCGATATTAAATCATTGGGTAAATATGGGAACATAACAAGATTTATGTTTCAATTTCAACATTATGGAATGGAATTTTTAGAAAGAAATACTTCTATCTATAAAGAAGCTTCTGCTGATATTAGGTCTGGTGCAAGTTTTGGTGAAATGCAAGGAGTCCACCAAGCAATGAAAATGGGAATAGCTTATGGTTTAGCTCCCTTAATGGCTTATATTGTTATGGGATTGGATATTGATAATTTAGTAGAGCACGACACAGCAAAAAGAATTTCACAATGGGCTACTTTATTTTCTAATGACCCAGAAAAAATTAATGAAGCTTTTTATGGCAAAGGGCCAATTATTAGTACATTTGGAGGCCCTCTTCTTGGGGATATGATTGACCTAGGAATGTCTATAGGTATGATTAATGAAACAGAACCTGAAGCTTGGCATGAGTATTTATATGCTGTTCAAGGTTACAAATATGATGATGATTTAACTCATACTGGAAGCAGAACTAAAATGCTTAACAATCTTATTTCTATGAGTGCATTTGGCAAAAGAGCTTACAATAGACATATTCCAATGTTATTTGAAAACGAAAGAAATCCTATTAAAAATGCAATTGATGTTGGTTTTAATGAATTATCTTTGTACCCTACTTCTAAAATTAATTTACCATTTGATATTTATGAAGGAAAACCTGTTTTTGATATAGCTGGTGAAAAATGGCTAGATGTGACAGGGACAAGAAGAAAAAAGAAATCTGGTGCTAAGCCTGTTAATTATAGAATGTTAAAGTACATGAGGGAATTGGATAAAAAGAAGTAAGAAGGGCTAGTTAAATACCAACCCTTCCTACTTTTAGCATTAATAAGGAGGTTATGCTAAAGCTTTTGGTTCTGTTTTTTCTTTATGCTCTAATAATTTAATTAAAGCACTTGTTGAATCAAGTAAACCTTTTAATAATTTTATTTTTTGTTTATCTATTTTTTCTGATTTATAAATATCTATATCTTTTAACAAAGTACTTATTTTATATAAATAATTTGCATATTGTTCTGTATTTTTCATTTTGATTCCTCCATTTCTGTGTACATTCCGTACATTGTTATTAATACTGCATCAGCATTCCATAGCGTTGCAGGTCTTTCTGTATAAATTGAAGCTATTTCTTTTAGTTTATTTTTTCTATCTTTTTTTATTTTAGGTAATTTAAATTCCATTTTATCTTGCCAAAATTTCATCCATTTTTGTGGTGATACTTCTACTATTTTATTTATTCCTTTTATTGAATTAAGTATTCCTAACCATGCTCCATAGTTTACTCCAAATTTAAACAATGAACTTCTTCCATCGTGAGGCATAGCATGGACTTTTTCTATATATACTATAGCTTCTTTAGACTTATATGCATTTAAAGCCATAGAAACAGTTAACCTTCTACCACTTATTAGCTTGTGGCATTTATGTGTATGTATGTCTTTTTCTTCTGAATTAGTAAAGCATAATGCTCCACTAGCACCAGGGTCTATTCCTATTATTGTCATTGTGCATCCTTTCTATGTGAATATTTATGTGGACTTTTAACATACTTCTTTTTGTATGTTTTTCTTTTCTTTGTTGGCGGTTTGTACTTGTCTCCTATTATTTCTCCGTTAAATGTATTTATTATTTCATCAGTTAATTCGTTTCCAGCTTTATATCCAATAGATACATTGTTTTTATATTGAACGCAGCCTTTATTCATTATATTTTCTGGAATATGTTTCGGATGCTCCTTTTGCACTAAAGAGAACCAATAGCATTTGGAAGAAACTTCAAAGAAGCACCCGTAACAACTTTTCTTAACCAAGATTATCTTTCTCAGCCATATCGGAGTTCATGTAAAATTTACATCTACCTCCATTGAATCCCACCATATGAGTACCTATTTTACCATATCTGCTTTTAGATACAATTATTTCACTTTTATATGGTGAATATCTTTCACTGTCAAAGTTATGTCCATAGAATACAAACATAGCTGATTCAGCAGTTTGTTCAATTACACCTGATTCTGCATAATCACTCATACGAGGTCTAGGGTCTAATCGTTTTTCTATTTCTCTATTTAATTGAGAAACCAATATTGCAGAACAATCTTCTTGTTTACATATCCATTTATATTCTTGCATTATTTTTTCTATTTCAAATCTCCTACCTTCTTTTACACCTTGAACATCTATTAATTGAATATAATCATCTATTACAACATCTGGTTTATGTTTTGATATTTCCCTTAAACAATCACTTAATGTTCTAACATTGTCATACATAACTAAATTTTCATAGTTACTTTTCATTCTATCGGCTATTAAATCAAACTCTTGTTTACTTGTTTCAGATAGGTCATTTCGTCTTATATCTCCATATTTTAATGCAGTTGACTCCATTACTACCATTTTCTTTAACATCTCCGTATTGCTCATTTCTCGATTAAATAAGATTACTTTATATCCTTGACTTATTAATCCCTTTATCATATTTATAACAAGAGTAGTTTTGCCATGCCCTGGTCTTCCTCCAAGTACAGTTATTTCTTTTCTTGTCATTCCACCAGCAAACATATCTAAATGAGCTAAATTAAATGGTATTAAATTAGAATCTTCTTCTACAACAGATTTCATTTCTTCTATTAATATTTCCATTGTTCTTTCATAGGAAGGTTGTATTTGCCTTAGTTCGTCAATTAATTGACTATGCTTTTGCAATATATTTCCTACTTCTTTATAGTCTTCGTAACTAGCATTTAATAATGATTGAGCTGATTTTGCAGTTTCTCTTTGTATGTACTTTTCCCATATTATTCTTGCATAATTTTCTACATTAGAATTAGATGTAAATACATCACTTAATCCTGTTATGTAATAAGCCATGCTTTCACCTTTGTATTCTTTCACTTTATCATTTAATGTTACAAGGTCAATATCTATATTGTTTTTATATAACTCTTTAAATGCTTTCCATACTATTCTATTATCATTATAATAAAACGCTTCTTCTTCACGAATCCAAGCCATAGCTATTTCATGTTCTCTATCTCCTCCTTCTATCATACAAGATAGCAAAGCTTTTTCAGCTTCTTCTGAATTAGGCATAACTTTTATTTCGTTGTTTTGTTTTTCTTCCATGGTTTCTCCTTAAAACATCCCTAATTGGGATTTTGGTTCGTAATTAAGAATTAAGTATTCCTTTCTTTTCTTTAATCTAGCCTCATCTGTAGTCCCAGAATAACTTTTTAAGTCTATTGTTTTAATATTGTAATTACTGTATAGTTCTTTTACTTCTTCTCTATGGTCATAACTAATCATAAACTTTGCCCCACCTTTATCTATTGTATCAACAGCTTCTTTAAATCTAAAATGGTCTTCAGAGTCAAAGTTGTTCATATAATAATCACCTTTATCTGTTGCTATGAAATATGGCGGGTCCAAGTACCAAAAATCATCTTTGGATGGTGGGTATTTTTCTACCAATTCTGCAAAATCTAAATTTTCTACAGTTGTCCCACCAATATGCTCTCTTGAGTATTTTAGTTCTGTTTCCCAGTCTTTATTCATATCTTTATTTTTAGAAAACGGAGTATGAATAAGCTTATTAAAGCTATGCCTTATGCAATAAAAGTATTTAGCAGCTTGTAATGGGTCAGGTATATTAAACTCACTGCCTTCTTTTATTTCGGTGCGAAAATCCAAAAACAATTTTCTAGATTTAGGAAGCCAATTAAGATAATGTATTAAATCATCTAAGTTATGCATAACACACATATAGAGGTTTACAATATTATTGTCTTTATCATTTACAACATTCCAATCCGCTTTAGATTTTCTAAAAAACATAGATAAACCACCAGCGAACATCTCGAAATATCTTTTATGAGGGGGTATAAGAGGAACAAATAATTTACTCATCTCATACTTCCCCCCATAATAAGGAATTACGATAGGACAGTCATACCAATCATGCGACGGCAATTTTAGCCTCTTTTTCTGCCCACTTTTTAATTGTAGGATATAACTTTCCTTCAATATTGTGAGTGGATTGAGCATTTCTATTCATATGATGAGTTAATACGTTAGTTCCTACATTAAACAAATCCCAAAATGATTTCGGAGCATTAGCTATTAATGATTGTGTAACCATTTCATTTGCTTGTATTGGAAACATTTTTAGAAAATCAATAACATGTCTATCTCTAAATTTAGTTCCCTGTAATACAGGAAATTCTTCTTTAAAGATTAGTTTTGTTTTATCCATAGTCTCCGAGATTACTTCATCGAAATCATCAAAAGAGATATTGGATTTAATATGCTTGTTCTTGTATTTAGCAGCAACTATACCTATAACAGTACCATTTAAGCAGATTAATCTAAATGCTCCAGCCATAATATTTACTCCAAGAGTACCATCATAACTATTGCCTACAACAATCTCAGGTGTCATTTCGTCATCTTTACCAATTTTTATCATATGTTTAGGAAAATTCCATTTCATATGAACTGACCTTCCATTACTAAATATAGATACTTCTTTTACTTTTCCACCATGTTTCTTTACAATTGGTTCAGCTGCATTAATGATAGATTCATTTGTAACTAATCTGTAACTATCTGTCATACAACTAAGAACTTCTCCAGTGTCTTGCCTGACAATAAATTTATGTCCAGTATTATGAAGAAAACCATCTTCACTATTTGGGTCTGTTGGCAAAACTCCTAATGCTGGTATTTCCATTACTGGAAACATTGCTTTTTGTAACATATCTCTCTCCTTTTTATGTTATTTAAATGGTGATTCTAAAAATTTCTTTAATCCATCTCTTACTTTTTTAAAGAATAAATCTTCCTTGCCTCTAAAATTATTAGGAATATTCTTTTTTTTAGTTGTTTTCTTAGGCATTTTATACCTCCTTTTCATGTTTTATTATTGGAGGAGCGCTACCAAGTCTTTTCCTCTCATTTTCTTTGATAGACTCCATGTTTTTATCTCTATTTTGAACAATACTTCTTAAATAAGCAAACCCTTTTCCTTGTAAATAATGTCTACTTTGATAATATTGTTCTATTGCCCAGTTTAAAGTTCCATCTTCTACATCTCTTAATCCATATAAGAAATAAAAATAAGTGTCTCTGCTTTCTGTATTTATATTTTGCGATATTAATCTTGATATTTGTCTTAATAGAGTTTTTGTTTTTTTACTTCTTTTTGATAACAATCCCATTATTTCTTTTGATTTGTTGTATTTTTTAAATACATTAAATCCGCAAGCTGGACAATTAAATGTTTTTGTATCTTTTATCATTTTTTACCTCTTTTTGCATTTTATTATTCACTACCTTTAATATTCGTAGGGTCATATATTTGGCCATCATCATTGATAACAATATTTTTTTGCATCTCATCGTGAATTTCATTCAACTTATTGTATGCAGGGTTATCTTTGTTCTCTCTCATTTGGTTATGAGCTTTTAAAAACCCTTCAGCTAATTCCTTCCCCACTTCATTAATTAGCTCTTTTTTATTACCAGTTTCACATAGGTAACTTATCCATGACATTTTGCTCATTGTTCTCTCCTTTACAATGTTTACATATTTCTTTTTGTTTTCCGTATGTTGGAAAATCATAATAATAGTAAAAATTTTCTTTATTACCATAATATAATATTTCCCAACATCTATTGCATTCCCTACAATGCTTTATTCTTTTATCAGCTATTCTAGAGTCTTGTGCTTTTTCTCCCCATGGCTGTTTTTTAGGCATTCTACTCATAGCTATACTCTATATCATCACCTTTATTATGCTCATCTGCAGTTGTTGGTTCTCCATCTGTATAAACTCTTATAATATCAATTATTTTTAATATTTTATATTGGTCTTCAATATCCCATGATAATACTTCTTCAATATTTCCCAATGCAAGTTTGTACCAATCTCTTTCTAGTTTATATCCTTGAGCTTTTGATGTGACTATTTCTTTATTCATTTTAATCTCCTATTACTTTTACTTCTGTTTTTAATGCCCATCTTTGCCTACCTAAATAGAATTGTTTGTCTTCTGGTTTTTGAGTTTTAGCATCTAATACCAACACTAGAGATGCGCATTCTGAATGCCCTACAACAACAGCACGCATTTGAGTACCTGTGTCAACTAATTCCCCAACAGCAACATCTTTTAAGTAAGTAAAACCTTTAGCAGGCGGCCAAACTGGTTTATCAATCAACGCAGCTTTCGCAAGCTTCTGGGCCATTCCTATTTTCTTTTTCTGTTTTGTTTCTGGTTTCAATGTCTTTCTCTCCTTGTATTATATCTGTTCTTATTTGAATAAAATCTTGTTTTATTTTATGTGTAAACATAATTGGTGCATCAAAAAATTCTGCTGAATCTTCTGTAAATTGCAAAGATTTTATAACCATTTCTATTTCAGATTTTGTTAGTTTAATTACTGCGCTTGATTCTTTCATATTTATTCCTTTTTGGGATTGAGGGCGGCCAAGAGGCACTAAGGAGAGATGAGAGGAAGTAGATAGTGAATATATACAACCGCCCTCATCTCTAATTTACATTATCTTGCATTATACAATCAATATAACCTTAGTTTTTCATTACCATTTAGAATGGTACATCCTCATCTAGTTCTTCTAAACTTAAAGTAGGGCCGTTTTCCCATTTCTTTAGTTCAGATACTTTAAACGTAGTTCTCTTTTCCTGTTGGTCAGGTGGAAGATGTTTTGTATCGCTTGTAACATATTCTTGCCTCTTAACAGTAATATGCACAGGAACTCCTACAACATCATCTTCTTCTAAAAGAACTAACTTCTTTATTCCATTACTATCTTCACATTTAATGCCAAGATTTTCTAGTAATTGAAAGTATCTACTATTTTTACTAGCAGAAGATGTATCTGTGAATATAAAGAAACCATTATCGTAGAATATTCTATCTTTTAAATGTCCACAAGATATTGTTTCTTGTTCGTCGCCTCCATTAAGTACAGGAACTCTATTTCCAGATGAATCTTTAACATAGTTATATCCATCCATTTCCCATACTAATTGTTCTACTTTTTCTACAGCTTCATTGACTTTATAAGTCATATTCACTATAATAGCTTCTCCAGCTCTTGTATTCATTTCCTTAGTTGCAAGGCTTGTTATGTGTGCTGGGTAAGTTCCTTCTTCAATGGGTGTCCATTTATTAGAAGGGTCGTAAGTGGCATCAAGTGTTTTAGCCATTGTTTCTCCTATTTATTAGTTGTTTTAGTTGTTGCGTATTTATCTACGAGTTTTTCATAATTAGCTACGAACTCATCCATTTTCTTGCTTGGAGTAGTGTTCTTAGAACCTCTGAAATACAGCATTGGGGATACAAATTTCCCATCTGCAGTCTTAAAGAATTTCTTAGCTTTTTTCGTTTTGCTAATATGACCTGTTTTTTCCATTTCAGCTTTTGCTTTATTAGATAGCACTCCACTCTTTCTAAGAGCTTCTGCATCTTTAGCTGATATTTTTCCCATTATTATTCTCCTTTTGCTTTGTTTTGTATGTAAACATCCACTTTTGATTCTAAATCCTCAGGCTGAGGTAGCGGTTGTTCTTCTATTGTGTAAGTATGAAATGACGGATTAACAGTTAATTTTACATTATCTTCTGTTTTAAACACCATCATAGGCTTACCATTTAAGAGTCTAGTGCCTCTATAGACTACTCTCCTAAATTCTTTACCATCATTAGTTCCTATTGAATAACATTCTCCTTTTTTCAATAAGTTTTCATCATAAGATATACTTGTATTAATCATCTTTAGCCTCTCTTTCTAATTTGGCAAATGACGCTTTAAAGTTTGCATTGTTTATTGATTGGTCTTTTATTAACTCATGTATTTGAGACATTTTTTCTTCACTAATTTCACCAGCTAATACTAATATATCATTTTTCTGTTCATCACTTAATTCTAAATCATCTACTTGATTTCGATAAACATCATCTGCAATATTTAAATACATATTAAATGCTTTTTTAATGCAATCTGTATTAGAAGCTTTTATATCATTACCAATGTCTACAAATTCATTAGTTCCTCTTTTTTTTTGTATTCTATGAGCTGCTACCATATCAGCTTCTCTCCAAATACCTTCATCGTACCATTTTAATCTTCCATGAACTACATAAGCTTCACTGCCTAATACTTCAGTTTTTTGTATTGTCCATGACCAACCTGGATATTCTTTATCAGCTATTTCTCTCATATAAGAAAATTCTACATAGTCCATACCCATTTTCTTTTTTACAAATGGTTTTGGTGTTGCCATAGATGATACTTTTTTATGTTTATCTGTTATAGCTTTTCTTATTGAATCAGTAGCCTCTAATTTCTTTTGGTCTATTATTACTACGTTTTTATTATCACTCATTATCTCTCCTTTATCTTTTCTTTTCTGCTAATTTGCTTGGACAAATACTATAATATTGACAGTATCTGCACTCCCAATCCATAAATGGAACTCCTTCAGTCATTTCTGGAATTAATTCCTCCTCAAAATGTTTTTCCATATCATCTTTTAGTTCTTTTAATCCCATCCAATACATATGTGCATTTTCTATCCAATCATTACTAACTAGTTGTTCTCTCATTTGAGATGTATTCTTATTATACCAAACAAGGTACATATGAATTTTGTCTGGACTATATTTATGTCTTATTCCAAGAGCATAAGTACCTAATTGTAATTTATAATTTGTATCGGTACTTGCTACTCTATTTTTAACTCTTCCAAACTTTGTAGTCCATTTATAAGCAGCTGCTGTTTTATAATCATAAAGATTAAACTCAACTTCTTTTGTTATATCGTTTATTATTTGTTCTCCAACATCAAACGTTCCAACAATATCATAATCTTTTATTTTTACTTTTTCTTCTATATGAATACTTGTTTTAATTGGAGCATCTGGTTTTTGCATATCAGCAAGCTTGTCTTCATACATAGACATTGCTTTTTCTAAATCAGCATGTACTAATGTTCCAAGTCTTAATAATCTAAATGATTTATCATCTTTGTCGTCTGATGGAAAATCGTAATAAGAATACATTTGTTTTCTATAACAACTTCCTGCTGATGATGCATGAAATACATTTTTATCTCTTTGTCTTAAAGAGTCTCTTTTTTTTAAATAAGCGGCATAGATAGCCTTTATATCCATTGTTTTTTCTCCCTTAGTGCGTTGTAAATTTAATAATATCAAGGTTTAGAATCAATCGAAACATAGGCTGATGCTGTTGGTTCGTTCACCTGCAACATGGTTCAGAACCTAAACACCAACCTACATTTCTTTTTGCTCGGGTTAGCTAGCAAATACTAAATCCACCAGATTGTTCACAGAATTTTGCAAAGTCCATTACAAAATCAACTTCAAAGGGATACTCTTTTGACCAATTTTCTTTTTTTCCTTTTCCATCGCATCCGTTACATTTTATTTTTCCAGCTCCAATTTTAGGTGGTTCTTTTCTTTTGCCTGTTGCATCACATATTTTACATTCTTCATCTGGTAATTCTTCAAGATATGAATCTCTAGTAGTTTTGTATCTATACAGAGTTCCATCTTTTAACAACGATTCTAATCTGTCTGATATTTCTAAAGCAGTTGTTTCGTTATATTCATACCCATTATTATATGTTCCTTCTATAATATCTTCTTCAGATAATATATCATCACAGTAATAAGCAACACATTCCCATAATGGCCTCCACCACCATACATTTGCTCTGAAATAATCTCCATTGTCTGTTTTTGGATTAATTCCATATACATCCATTCCCATTTATTTAACCTCCTCTAATTCATCTAAAACATCATTTAATGTTTCATTTACAATATCTATTTGCTTTTTTATACCATTAAATCTTATATCAAGATACCATCTTAGTAAATA